AACGTAATATATACCCAAACGCTGTGTCACATACGCGGCGAGTTAATCACCCTTTCTAGACAACCCAAAAATGGAGATAATCTATGTACAACAGAGAACTTATAGATATCCAACGTAACCTCGAAGAAGAGATGCGTGGTGCTGCAATAACCCGATTCCATGATCGGCACGATAAAGCGATGGAGAAGAAATTCTTCGGAGAGAGCGCGGCAGGTCAAACGATTCTGCGGCAGATAATCCAGCCATTCAGTAACGCTATTACAGAGTGGACAAACGAGGCGCTGTCGGGCGCAGGAGGGCGGCGATCCATAGCAGCCCTTATGGTACGAGAGTTTGATGACACGGACGCTATTGCGTACATCTTTGCGAAGTCTGTGATCAACGCCGTGCCGATGTTGCAGAACAAGGCTGGCACAGCGAGTCGGACGGGGGTTGTCTTAACCTCGACCAATGCTGTCCACGATGAACTGCGGCTCCGCTGGTTCAACAAGAACTACAAACTGATCTTCCGTAAGATCATGAAAGACTGCGACACTCGCAACCTACCAAGGCAGCGCCGCAAGGATGTCTACAAGAAAGAGTTCACGCGCCGACAGATCGAATGGGTGGCCGACAACTGGCACACCAAGAACCGCGTACACCTTGGTATGAGGCTCTTAGAAATATTCAAAGAGGTCACAGGCATGGTCAACCTAGGTGAGATCAGGATGTCCAACGGCAAACGCCGCGCGATTGTCGAGGCAACCCCACAGATGATGGATATGTTGAAGGAACGTCTGGAGCGTTGTGAGCATATGTTCCCGATCTTCTATCCAATGGTGGTCAAACCTAACCCGTGGACAAACGAAAGCCTGATCGGGTCTGCGTACCTGACCAACAACGTGCAGCCATATAAGCTGATCAAACGGGCGAAGATGAACTACCTGAGGGAGATGGAGAACACCGACCTCACAGTCACATTGAACGCTGTCAACGCTCTCCAAGAAACACCTTGGCGGGTCAATGAGGAGATGCTTGAGGCGCTACGCTGGGTGTACGACAACAGCCTACAAGTGGACAAGCTGCCACCAGCTAACGATCTACCCTTACCGCCCAAACCTCATGACATGACGGACGATAAGGCTAGAAAGCAAAACTCAGCGGCTTGCGCCCATGTCCACAACCAGAACCGTAAGTTTGTGTCGAAGCGATTGGCGTTGCTTCAGGTCATGCAGTTGGCTGACAAGTTTAAAGGCTTCGATGAACTGTACTTTCCACACGATCTTTGCTCACGGGGTAGGGCGTATCCAAAGCCACACTACCTGAACCCACAAGGTCCTGCATACGTCCGTAGCTTGATCGAGTTTGCTGATGGTAAACCTATCGAGACCACAGAACAGGTCGAGTATATTGCTATCGTGGGGGCAAACGCATGGGGTCACGATAAACTGCCAATGCAGGAACGTATTCAGTGGGCATGGGATAACGAGGATATGTTTGTCGAGATCGCCCACGATTGGAAGACTGATCGTAGGTGGATGGACGCAGATAGTCCGTTCGAGTTCCTGAGGTTCTGCATGGAGTGGCGTGAGCTTAACGATCACGGTGTTGGGTATGTCTCACACTTACCAATCAACTTCGATGCTACCTGTTCAGGTCTACAGCACTTTAGTGCGTTGCTGCGGGACAAAGAGGGTGGCTTCAACGTCAACCTAACTGGTCACAGTGAGCGTCAGGATATCTATGGGGCTGTCGCTGCGAAAGCCAAAGCGGCTGTCGAGGCTGACCTAAGCAATCCAGAGAAGGTCGTGTTGGCTAAAGCTGCGATTGCCCTCAAGATTGACCGTAAGCTGTGTAAACGACCTGTGATGATCGTGCCATACAGCGGCACGTTCAAGGCTTGTATGCGTTATGTCCAAGAGCATTACGATGAACTGCGTGATGCGGGTGTTGCTATGCCTCTGAAGGATGACGATGTGAGCTACAAGCTAGTTCCATATGTCGCCCGAAAGGTATGGGATGCGATATCTATGACTGTTGTGGCCGCGCGGGATGCAATGGATTGGATCACAAAGATCGCTCGTTTGGTGACCAAGAACGAGAACCCTTTGCCGTTCATGTGGTCAACACCTACGGGCTTTGTTGTGCAACAAGCGAAGTACAGCATGGACCGACACTCTGTTCAGACCATGATCGATGGACGTATGTTGAAGGTTGAGTTCTTGACCGACAGCAAGGTTCTCGATGCGAACAAGAACGCTCAGTCGCTATCTCCCAACTACATCCACAGTATGGACGCGGCACACCTCCAGCTTACGATCAACAAAGCCCTTGAGAAAGGCGCCGCGGCTGATGGGGTAGGTGGGATGTCCTTCTGTATGATCCACGACAGTTTCGGGGTTCACGCGGCTGACATGGATTACTTCCTTCATGAGTGCATAAAACCTGCATTTTACGATATGTATAAGGACGGAGATGTGTTGCAGAAATTCTTGGATGAAGTGACGCCGCTAATTCCTGAGAAGTCTCGAAGTAAAATCCCAGCAATCCCTGAGCTTGGTTCTTTAGATATTTCTGAAGTGCTGAATAGTGAGTTCTTTTTCAGCTAATACTTACGATACAGGAACAGTTACTTGAACATTAATCACCATTACTAGAAAATCGAAAGGTTAAAGGATGGCACACATATACGAAAACCAAGGAAAATACACAGTGGTGGTGGATGGCGTTGTCATTGGTCACAACCTTTCCCGCAAGGAAGCACTGCGGAAAGTTGAGGATTACGACTTTGATTAAATCAGGAGATATCCGCTCCTTTGAAATTGATGATGGGGACACTCTTCCCATCGTCATCCTCGTGGACCCTGAAGGTTTCCACCTAACCCAGACCGACAATATGGGCCTTGAAGATCATATCAGTCTCTCTTGGTCACACATCATGGGTCTACTCGAAATGATCGAAACACTAGACGAAGGTACGACAAAAAATGTCAGACACTAAGATTTCTTTGCCATTGGGCCGTGCAATTTACCCGTCACTTAAAACGGCGGACACTAAATTCCACGATCTAGGCATCTACAAGTGCAATGTCAGCGTTCCTGTTAAGGAAGCGACAAGCGCGATGGATAAGCTATCAGCTATCTACAAACAGCACACAGGCAAGGCTCCTGTGAAGACCGACAACACCATGTGGAAAATGGAGGTTGATGAAGAGACAGGTGAGGACACAGGGAATGTGATCTTCAAATGTTCAGTCAAGAATGTTCGCCGCCGCGATGGTGAATTGTGGGACCGCCGACCCAAACAATTTGATGCGAAGATGAACCCAGTGACCCTCGATCCCTCAGGCGGCACAGAGCTTTATGTATCTGCATCTGTCTACGCATGGGACGCGGGTGGAAAGAAAGGCGTGAGCCTTCAACCACAGGCAGTTCAAATCATCAATCTAGTCGAGCGCGGTGGTGCAGCCGCTGACGCATTTGGTTTCCAAGAGCACTCAGGTGGGTTCGAGGCCGAAGCAACTAACTACACTTTCGGGGATACCAATGAAACAACCGACAAAGAAGAAGACTTCCAAGACTTCTAAAAAATCGGTTGGTCTTAAATATGGGTTTCGCTCAGGATTAGAGGAGCGGATATCTAAGGAGCTAGACGGGACAGGTTGTTGTTACACTTACGAAGAACAGGTTATCCAATATGTGAAACCTCAACGAACCAGTAAGTACACACCTGATTTCGTCATTACAAAGCGACCTGATGGAACAGATAAAGAGCGTCCTTTGGTGATAGAATCCAAGGGGCGCTTTCTCACATCTGACCGCCAGAAACATTTATTAATTAAAGACCAACACCCAGACACTGATATCCGCTTCGTATTCTCTAGAAGCAAACAGACTATCAGTAAAACCAGCAAGACAACTTACGCGATGTGGTGCGAGAAGCATGGCTTCATGTACGCAGATGGTTCAATTCCTGAGGCATGGTTGCAGGAGTAAAATGTATAACAATAATAAGAAGCGTGATGAAACGCTCTACATGATCATCGATCATTCAGGCACGACCCCAACAATCGACATTGACGCAAACAACCAAGACAACCGTGATAGAGCCAAAGGGTTCTACGGTTGCCGCTACCATTACGTCATTACTAGGGAAGGGGTCGTTCAACTAGGGCGCACACTTGACCGTGTGTCGCCTCTCACTGGTGTTCTAGATTACCAA